GACGGCTAAAGGTGTCAAAGCATATCGAAGAGCCAATCCTGGAAGTAAATTAAAAACTGCAGTAACAGGTAAAGTTAAACCTGGATCAAAGGCAGCTAAAAGAAGAAAGTCATATTGTGCAAGATCTGCCGGTCAACTTAAAAGATCTTCTGCTAAAACAAGGAACGATCCTAACTCTAGAATAAGACAAGCTAGAAGAAGATGGAAATGTTAATATGCAAAAAAAGGGATGGAAGAAACCAAAGGTTCAATCATTAGTTTGTGGTCATTGTAAAGAGTGCGACAAACAGTTAATGAGTGATGAGGGTGGTTGGATAGTAACCCATAAACGAGAATATTTTTGCCATGATGGTAAAGAAGGTTCTTGCTTTGATAATTATTGTGAGATAAAATTGAAACAACAAAAGGAGAAATATTATGTATGGTAAATCAAAAGGTAAAAGTAAACTAACAAGTAAACAAAAGACTCTACCAAAGTCTTTACAAAAAAAAATAATGAAATCTAAAAAGAAGAAGAAGTAATGAAAAAAGGTTATCACAAAACTAAATCTGGTAAGATTGCTAAAAAGGGTTTGTATTATAATATTAATAAGAAAAAAAAAGCCGGTACTTCTAAATCAAAAAAGAACTCAACAATTTCTGCAAAGGCTTACAAGAACATGAAGTCTGGATTTCGTAAAAAATCTTAGTATATCTTTTTACTTTTCTAATTAGTTCCCGGTTATGTTTTTCTGTATCTTCTAGCTTATGTTCTAGTTCAGAAATTTTATTTCTATATTTTAGACTCCAGTTAATTCCAATACTGTTTTCTTCAGATCTTCGTACTCTTGCCATATAGAATATTCCTTTCCCCAATAATTAGCTTTGTTTTGTTTTTGATTTAATGAATGTAATACTGTTGTATGATCTTGATTAAAGACTCTACCAATAGAAGATATACTTACATTATATTCTTCATGTAAAAGATTATAAAGAATACTTCTAGTTCTAACTATATCTCTTGTTCTACCTTTACTGAATACATCGTTCTTGTTTACAAGATATTTTTGACAAACTTTTTCTACAATCTTGTTAACTGTATCAAGGTTTGCATTCTTGTATGCGACTCCAATAATATTTTTTTTATCATTGGAATCTTTTATTGGTTGGTTTTGCAAAAGTTTTGCTGCATACAAAAATCCTTCTGAAAACCCTACCTCATATAATCTTTCTTCCTGGTTTGTTAGAAGGTAAAATGCTTTTTTAACTTTATAGATAAAAGTATTTTGGTCCAAATGTTTAATGTGATTATTATAGTGTTTGCTTATATTTATGGTCATAGATCCCCTATTGTTTTCTTTCTTTTTTTTCAACTATTAAGTTAATAACTATTTGCTAGTCATTAACTGTTCTTTTGTCTGCTCTATTTTCCAAAGTAAAACATAAGAATCTTGTTGATACTTATTTACTTTTTGTTTTGCTTCCAGGAACTTCTTGTGTTTCTTCGCTTGAAGATCCTTTAGCTTTTGCAGACGCATCTTGATGTTTTCCATCATGCTCCTTTTTCACTTTTGTATTATCGAATCTTAAATTGTCGATATTACATTCTACTAACTCACCTCTATTTTGAGGGTTGGTAGCCTTCTCTATATCATCAAAGAGTTCAATCATTGTAAAATGACACTCTCCATTGATAATTCTTTTAAATTTTGCCATATTTATTTACTTTTATCAACTTCTTTTTTGATTAAAAAGTCTATATACTGTCTTGCTTTTTTAAGATCTTCAATACCATTTTTTCTTTTATATCTAGAAATATATTTAATTACATTGCCTTCACAAAAATCAAAATTATTTTTAATTATAAAGTCAATAGGTTCAATTTTATTTGATGTGTAATGTTCTGGTTCTTTTATATTGTCTGCCATGTTAAATCCTTTTTTTAAGCAAGGTGGGGAAAACGATTAGAAAGGGAAAAAACCCCACCCTGCTTGATACCCTTTAGCCTAAGTTAAAAGGTATATTCGTTATTACCACCACTTTCTGCTTTTGCAAAGTCATTTTTACTTTGAGTTGCAGCTCCACTTGGTGTTAAGATGATTGTCATTTCACCCGGCTTCGGGTTTCCATTCTCATCTTTTGAAACAAAACCTGCTTGGTTATACCATTGACCATTTACATTTACTCCAATGGTCCAATTCTTATCTGGATGTTTCATGTTCTTTGGACCAATCATCATAGGAACTTTATCCTTTGGATCACTCCACTTCTCATTCTTGACTAGGTTAATGTATATCTTTTCCATATTTATCCTTTTAGTTATATCAATCTTTATGATTGATTATTATTTAGTTGTAACTCACGAGTACCGGCAATGTCTGAGACTTGTCTGTATGCTCGTAAATTATTTTTAATTAGATATTGGACTTGCTCTCGATACTTATTTTTAACTGATTTAAATTCAGTTAAAGTTTTTGCATTCTTGAGTTCATCTTTTATCTGTTCTACATCAACAGTTTCATCCATGTATGTAGGTTCTGCAGATTTCTCTACAGAATTTTGTTCGAATGGTTTAGCATTGTAACCATCTTCTAAATCTAAACCGGTCTTTAAGTTTAATGCATTTAAGAATGCATACTTTCTACTGTATGACATTGCTTGACCCGTTCCGTATTTATCTAACTTACCTATTGCAGTACATCCATCGATAATTATAAAAGTTTTTGGATCATCGATGTCAGTTATTTTCATTGTACAAGTTACCACTACAAATTTATCTGTTACATCTGTAATGTAATTGCAAGTTGGATATAAACCATTTTCCAAAAGAGCTGCCATTGCAACTTTCTGGACATCATCATGTAATAAGGGGTTGAACGGCATTCCGGACACCTTGTTTGCTTTCTTTACACCACTCGCATGATTACAAGCATTGTGTAATTTCTTATGTATATTACCCATATTGTTTCCCTTCATTTGATAGATATTAGTTTCACTACTCATATTTGATTCCCCATAGTTTGGTTATTAATTGTTTTTGTTCATCTGCTAGATCTTTATAGTAGAAGAAATGATTAAGGTCCGGTGGCTCTATCATCATTGCTAATGTTTCGAGTTTACCTTCACAAAACATAATCATCTTTTCCCATAGTAGAATCTTGTCTACCATTTTAAAATAAAGATTTTCCAAATGATCTGCCTTCATTAACTCATGGCTTTGATCAAAGATGACATAATCTTTATCATTAACATATACCAGGTAAGGTATTTTTTTTGTTGCCATGTAGTAGAACGAAGTTTGTGTAAGGTTTTCTATTGTAGGCTCTGAAGGTAAATCTTGAGTGATCATGTTCCACTCTTCCTTACCTTTAACCTTCCTTAAATTAGGTGGTTTAGTTTTTAATTCTATAAATTTTGTTTTAGTTTCATAATCTATTCTGCCGATTGTAGGTTTAATCTGGGTCATTTCTTTTTGCTCAACATATCTTTCACAAACTAATTTCTCATCACCAATTATCTGCTGCACAACTTTTTTTGTTATTGGAATACAATCTTCTGCAAACTTAATCATAGCTTCTCTGCCGAACTTATCTTTTTCGTCAACCGGTGGCTTCTCATTAATTGCTTCTTGTTCTGCTTTGAAACAAACTTGATAGTCTCTATCCCACTCTGTCTCTTTGATTGTTTTAGATTTATAAATTACATCTGCTATTAATCTTTGGACCACATTGTTAACCAGGTTTCCAAAGTTAGCTTTATATCTGAATGCAAACTTTCTTCTAACTTCTTGAGGGAAAGTGTAACCAATTAAATTTTTTGCAAATGGAGTTGATGTTGATGAGTATGACCAATGATCTAATCCTTCACCACCATTAAATATTGAGAATGCTTTTTCTATTTTTTCTGTTTCCATTTTTTTGCCTTTCCGTTTTTTTTCATTCTGATTACTACTGTTTCGTGCTATTGTCAAACTTAAATTAAGATTGTATAACGGAAGGAAAATGAATAAAAAAAAATTACCATATAAAAAGGTGCGTATAATTTGGGTTGACATATGCAGCTCAAGTCAATGGTACGATGATCTGGCAGATGTTGATAAGTTTAGTTACTCCTGGTGCGAAGATATTGGATACCTATATTATAAAGATTCTAAAGTAGTTAAAATCTTTACCTCTTATTCTTATGATGAGGATAAGTTATCTATTGGAAACATAACTGCTTATCCTAGATCAGTAGTTAAAAAAATATTGTACGAAAAATGACATATTCTGGAATTTTCGATGAGATTGATAATAAGAATGAAATAAAAAAATTAAAAAAAGAAAACAATAAATTAAAAAAAGATATAGAAATTTTAAAAAAAGAAATTGATACACTTAGAACCTCTCTGGATATTGAGCTGCTAAGTAATGGTAATTAAAAATGGCTAGAGATATTTATTTTAAATCAACTGGTATTTATAATGATTGGCACAGAAAATATGACTCGATTGCTATGATCGATGTAGATTCTGTTGAGTGCTGCATTAATTGTTACGAACCTCTTGCTATTATTGAAACTTGTTTTGACAGAGGTCAGAAATACAAGTCTACAACCCTCTCAAAGATCATTGCTAGTCGCTTAAATGTACCTTGTTTTTTAGTATTCTATAAGCCTTTGGACCAAGACACCCTAACCTTTAGAATCAAGCGTATACGAGCCTCTCAGACACAATTCCAGCTGTTAAATGAGAACCAATGGGTTGACATTTTGCGAGACTTACACCAAAACCATAACAAAAACTGTAAAAAGAAAGGAAAAAAATGAACACATCACGAGGATTTTTACACATTACTTACAAAGTGTATCATCATTTAGACTTAGTTGACGGAGAAAAAAAGTCTCATTGTTTAAATGTATTACTATCTGTAATGAAATATGCCTGGAAAAAAAATGGATATAAAGCAGATTTAAGGCATGAAACAATTCATAAGGATACCGGACTTTGCCGGACCACAATTAAATCTTGTTTAGAAACTCTGAATAAACTTAACATTGTTAAGTCTGTTCGAGGTAGATCTGGTAAAACTTATATTGTTAATGAGATATTTTTGAAGGTTGAGAAAACTTATGAGTCTTTTAACAAACCCCAGATAGCCGTTAAACCATCACCAGATAGCCGTTTTACGGCTACATTAGTAGAAGAATTAAGTAATACTAATATAGGTAATATTGTTAAGAGTCATGCAGGGGATAGTGAAAGAATTTTAAATGAATTATCTAAGCTACCTCTGGAAGAATTAAAAAATGAAAAAGTAAATGTTTACCTCTGTAAACAAGCAATTCAAAGGAAGGAAGATAATGAACGAGAAAATAATGCGACCTATGTAACGCCAGATAAAATGATGGCAGCTCTGAAACAAATGAAGAATGCAAAGAAGCAATCTAACCCCTTTTATAAAGCTAAAGTTGAATACAATAAAAGGAATAATTTAAATTGGAAAGGGGAACCAAATAAATAATGCCAGGTAGACCAATGAGAAAAGTATTCTGTCAAGGGTTTACTCGTGCAGGATTAAGGGTAGGTAAAAAAATACCCTGTAAAATGAAGGGTTATCTACTTGCAAATAATACTTACAAGTGTAAATATCATGGCTTCCAGAATGTAAAAGGTTTTAGAAAAGAAAACTACTCTGATGAAACCAGGATAAAACAACTATCAAAACTAATACAATTTAGGAACTACTCAAATGAAAGACTCAAAGAATATTACTATGAAAAAATCAAACCAGGAATTGATAACAACAAACCAAGCAGATATAATTTGCGATGCTCTAGCAAATGGCAAAACCCTTACAGAAATTCTGGAAGATCAAAAGCAATATCCGTTCAGTTTGATGAAGTTTTATCATTACTTAAAAAAAAATCCAGAATTAGAAATAAGAATAACTGAAGCTAGAAAATATGGAGTTCAAACTCTGATTGATAAGCTACTCCAGGTGTTTCAATACCAGGAAGTTGAGAACCCTAATGCGATCCTCTGGATCCGAGAGAAAACAAAATTTATAACTTTCTTAGCAAATAAATTAACAGATCTATATTCTGATAATAAACCTATTAAACAAAACATTGATCAGAAGATGACTATTAGTTGGGAAAATACTGAGGATAATATGATTGATGTATCTGAGGATGTAACAGATATTACACCCCCAGATAATAAAGATTAGTTACTACTTTTTATGTTTATTATTAATTCAATATCACTTGAATATTGATGATGTAAATCTTCATACTCTTCTAAAAAAGCAACCATCTTTCTTAACCTCTGACCATCTGTACTTTTAATAGAAGTAAGTAATTGATTTTTTAATTCTTTATTTCCTTTATATTTATTTCCATAAGAATTAATTGTGTATTTATCTATGTACATATTTTCCTTTCCGTTTGTTATTATATTGCGTCTTTAATTAAATCTTCTTTTAATTTTTTATGCAACATATCTTGTATTTGTTTATCTTCTTTCTTTTGTTTTTTAGTTTTCTTATTAAAGCTAAAAGTTTCAAAATGAACATGATCTTTTAACCACTTGTCTAGCTTGTCTTTTTTCTTTGTCATTGTTTTCCTTTCTGTTTGTTGTTATATTTTTCTTGCTATGTATT